AGCCGCCTTCTTTCGGTTTGCTAATTTTATCCTTGATCGTTTTACCACCCGCATATAAAGCTTCACCAGAACTTAACAGCGTACTTATTCCCTGAGTGTACCCAGCCGCCTTAGCTGCTTGACCAGCCCTAACAGTTTGCGCTCTTGCCAACTTGCCACTTAAAGAAATCCCTCTTTCACTTTTCCCTGATTGTTGTGCGCTATACAAGCCTATGCTTTTTGGCGTTTCGCCCGTGTAACCCGCAGTTGACGCGGCAGCAACCATTGCACCTAACTGCCTGTTAAGCTCCTCTCGACGGGCTAACTCCTCTGACTCGGCCTGTATCTTTTCTTGCCTTGCCTGCTCTTTAGCAGCATCTTCTGCGGCTTTACCCGCTTGAATAGAGCCATACACGCTTGTTGCTGTGCCAGCTATCGTTGCTACAGCAGCTATTACTGCAAAAGACATTACACTACCTCCGGCTCGACCAGAGCCTGTTCTATTTCATCTATATCAGTTAATTCAGTGGGGTGAAAGGTAATCCATGTACAGTCTGTGTGTGCATAGATAACTCTTTTAGTTCCAGGCAATGTCTCACCTAAGAATGGCCCAGTAATATCTTCTCGCTCATGTACGCTAACAACAGAACACTTACCATTTAATACACTGTAGAAGTGGCGAGTCTTATGCTTTGCCCCTACTACACACGTTTGAGCAGGCATAAACATCTCTCTAGCATACATACCATCTGAGAAATGATGGCGTACAGTGACATCAGCTTTAGGGTACTCTTTAAGGGTATCCTGAAGCGCATATATCTTGTCTTGTACTGCTAGGTTCACGATGACTCAACCTCGTACTCTATCGCCTGTAGATGGAAAGGAGCAGCGTCTGGCACTGTAATCTCAGGTACTACGTCAATACCCCAGCCTTTACCACCATTGTTGTCTTGTATAATACCAGTTCTAACCTCAAAGGGTGTACCTAATGGGCTATCTACTGCCTGCCCAAAGTTCCTAACAGGTACAGGGTTGCCGTCTATGTAAACACCAGCACTCTCGTACATGCGTAGGTTCATGCGATTAATGCGCTTCTCTCGCATAACATTATTAGCACCAGCCTGTGAGCTAGTGTTTAGTGGCATTGGTACAATCTTAGGCGTAAAGCTTAACCCGACCTCTAGGTTTAATGTACCGCCTGTAGACACTTCCTCTGCTGTTAATGTAATAGTACCTGTACCAGTAACGGTACGTTTTGCTAAGTTAGTACCATTGCAAATTACACTCACCTCTGCATATCGCAAGTGTATGTCAGGAAGCTGCACTATTGTTGTAGCAGGGGGTGAAGGGGCAACCACAGATACCTTGCTAGACGAATCTAACAAATGATCAAAAGACCAACGCTCTATAGAATAAACCTCTAAATCAGGCTGACCTGTTTGCGGGTAAGTAAACGCATTTACCATGTACAGTTCGTTCTTTACGGTAGATGCAGAGATTAGCTTGAGCTTGTTAGGGTTGCCGTTAGTATCAAAGTAACCACTGTTGGCGTTAGTCCAGCGTGTAAATCCATTAATGTCTTGTGCGCGTACAGTATTAAGTACCGCACCATTACCATCCTGGTTGATAATGAATACCCAGTTAGAGTCCTCTGACGTTGTGCCAGATAACACAGCCACATCTTTAGGCTGGTTAATTAACTGAGAAGACAGCACGGATATGTCATTACTTGTATATGCGTCTTCATTAAAGCTAAATACAAACTGCCTTAATGTCTGACCATTTTGGTCAACAAATAATGTAGCGCCATCTAAAGACTTAGCCTCTAGGTAAGCAGAGCCATGCTGTGTTTGCGATACAATGTCTATAGTCGATGGTGTGCCACCCTTAACTAAGAACTCACCACCTGTAGTAAACACTTGCAAGCCACGGTCAGAGTTAATGTCTACGATCTCTGTCTGTACTCTGTTAGTTAAAGTAACAAAGATGCCTTCATCGTCATCACCTTCTTCAAAGAAGTAATCAAAGAAAGAACCTGACTTAGATGCAAACAGGCTTTGTTGTTTAGACTTAGTGCCACCTAGCCACAGTCTACCACCGTGGAATGTACCCATCTTTGAGTAGCCGCGTGTAGCACTCCATACATCTTCTTTTCTTGGAGAGCCATTTTGGCTTTTTGTAAATGTTAATATCTGGTTGGCGTTACTTATACCGCTTGTAGGGAAGCCAGTATATAGCTCAAAGTTTTTTGTTGATTCGCCACTAACAGTAACCGTGTATTGCATAACACCAGTGCGCGTAACTGATACCCCAGTCTCACCATACACAGGCATTTCTTGTAGATTCTTTTCTAAGTTAAATCGCGTTGAACTTTGCTCATTTGCATTAGCGTCACCAGCAAACGTAATGTTCTTACTTAACACGCCTTCAACGTCAATCTGATATGTGTCACCTGTCTTTACATGACTGCCAAATGTTAAAACTTGAATATCATCTACAGGTGTAGGGCTAACTGTGTCATCGTAGTCAAATTGCGGTACGTTAGAAAACGGTATGTTGTCTATCTGGAATATACTGTCATTGCCAGAGACTACTGTATGGCCGCTATTGATAATTCTTTTTGATGGATGTTCCTCATGGAACACTAGCATGACGTTCTCTGTTTGCGCGTCACGCAACGTAGCTATCTCAGTAGACTTGTACGGCAGAGGCACATTGCCTACCAACACAGTATTGGTAGAGCCTGCATGTGGTATTCGGTAAAACGCCATGTTGCCGTATGAAGGGGTAGTGTCTGCACCGCCTGTAGCGACACACAGATAGTGCCGATCAGACTCAATGCTAAAGTCAAAGGTCTTAACGTCAGAGACTGCTGAAGTCTCAAACATCACGTTAAACTCACTCAGTGAGATTCTCTGCGCACCTAAGTCACCCGTGTCACTCTGCCTAACTAACCGCACATAGGGCGTAGCGATAACGTCAGTAATCTTTACGCGGAACGACTGCTCTATAGAGTTAATCTGTATAGTTTGTCGAGTGGCCCAGTCAGTATTATTGCTGCTAGTTTGCACTCGCAGATACGCTGTGTCCGTATTGTTTACAGTGAGCTTTACATCCTGCACATCAATAAAGCGTATACCGTTAGTGGTGGTGCTCATATTGTAATGCGCTACAACGTACTCTGTTGCCCCTGTGCCGGACGTTCCAATGTTAGTGGTAGTCAGACCTACGGTAGCAGGGTTAAAGTCGTTTATATTGGCTGGTGTGCCGCCATTGGGCATTGTGGCAGTGAACGCACCAGTAACGTATGGCCCTATTTGCCGTAAAGCTAAATCAATATGCTCAGTACCTGGCCGTCTTTTAAGGCCACCCTGCGGCACAATGACTACATTGTCGCCAGTCTGTACGCCAGCATAGTATTGATTAAGGTCTGTACGGCCCTTCAGTAGAGGCGATAGCTCACCGCTAGTAAAGCTGGCTTGCAGGAATTGTGACTCAGCCATTAGTACCTCACATTAATAAATGGTTGGCTTCTAAGCGGCTCCGTTGGGTATTGTTGTGAATCAGTGTAACGTGCCATACGGGATGCGTTCTCGTACTTAGCAGCGTTAACCTGTGCTGATGCAGCACTGTCCCTGATAGAAGGCGCAAAGTCCATTGCTAGTGCGTACTCGATCATCTTAGCAAAGTAGACAGGCCATTCACCTTCCGCCACGTTTGCTATGTAATCAACGTACAAAGGCCCAGATGTATTGGCATACACCTTGTCGCCATAGATTCTGTATTGTATTGCAGGGTCTAGCTTAACTACGTTAATCAGGTCAGCAGGAAGCTGATAGATGTTTTTGTAGTCATTACCTACTGGAGTTTCTGTAGTAAGGGCTAACTGCGCTAATCGTCGAGCAAAGCCCCAGCGATACTTAGACATCTCAGCCTGCACGATGTTGTCGTACAAGTTGTTAGCTACGGTTTCTGCGCGTGTGTTACCACTTAATGATGTGACAGGCAGGTCGCCAATCAAAATCAAGGCGTTAGAAATTAACTTAATTTTCTCTGCCATACTAACCTCAGTAAGAAAGGGGGCCGGAGCCCCCATTCAGTTTTACGCGGTAATTACTGTACCAGCGGCACAAACAACGGTAGTACCGTTATTTGATTCAACATAGGAAATACGTCCAGTAGGAGTGCTTCCAGTAGTACCGATAACCAGCAGAATGTCGCCGGCGCTCAGTTCCGCTGCTGCGTTAGCAAAGTAGTTAGTGTCAGCTACAACCGCTGAAGTAGCTTCAGTAGTTGTGTACTGCCAAGTAGCACCACCGTTGCCAGAACCGCCAATGCGGGATAGATCAGATCGAACAAAAGCCATGATAGTCTCTCCTTATGCAGTTTGAGTGTATTGAACTTTAACCAAACCACCTTCGTCGCGCACAACAGAGCCAGCCTTCAGCATGCCGTTACACAACCAAGAAGTACGCTCGGCTACCCAGTCGATCTCGGTCTTCATGTCGATACCGAGGGCAAGGCCCACAGCAGGACGCTGGAAGAAGTAAGAGTCAACTACGTTAGCAGCAACAGTCAGTCCACCTTCTACGCGAGACTCAAGAATTACAAACTTGAAGCCAGCCAGAGTGTCAACATCACCGTTTACGAGTGCTTTAATAGCTTGATAGTCAGAAGAAGTTGCCTTCTCGTCGTTCAACAGTCCACCTAGACCCAGTGCGTTTACAGCAGCAAACAGCTCAGAGTTAGGAACACCTTGGTC